TGTCGGCACAGTCGTCACAAATACTGTGGGTGACCAGACCGACAGAATCTTTATTAGTTGTCTGCAGTATTTCCATCTGGCTGTTGCACCATGCGCAGACTCTCTTCATGAGCTTTAGTCTCCGATTGACAGCGCTATATCTGCTAATGAGTTAGTGTAGCAGTCTTTTATGCTATACTTCAACGCAAGATTAATGCAAACTTTTTTGCCTTAGAAGATATTATTAAATCAATTCAATCCGCAGAGTAGTCATGCCATTTTTTCAGCAGGCGCAAACATTGTCCCTGAGTCGGTAAGTCCCGTTCCAGCGGTGTCCGTAACTCTGCTTGACGCTGTCGGCATGATTGCCTGCGAGATTGTTCCGGCAAAATGGGATCTGCCGGCTTTTGACTATTCGGCAATGGACGGCTATGCGGTAAGAGTTGCTGAATGTGAATCCGGTCGTGAGCTTGCCGTTACCGGTCGTGTCGTGGCCGGCCACCATTTTATCAGCAGTTTCCGCTGTTTTCGACAGTAAAGATTACGGCCGGGGCGCCTGTGCCCCGAGGACTTGATGCGGTAATCCCTTTCGAGGGAATACTCCTGGATTCGCTGGAAAGAGTCAGGGTGCCGGCAGATAGTTCTTTCGTTGCTGCCGGGGAAACAGTGATGTTCTATTTAATTGCTGATGCAGCCGTACTTTGAGGCGAGGAGCTTTAGTAATCAAAAAGGGCTACAGTATGCACTGCAACCCTTTTAGTTAAGGTCGGTGGGTATTCTCAGGCGAAAGTAATAATGCCCGTTGCGTAAGCGAAGATTGGATGTCATTCTTGTCCGCTCCCGGTGTGGCAAAAGAGGGTACAAAAGCGGAACAAGAAGACAAGTCACTGATATAACTGGGAAAAAATAAATTGGCGGGCGGCATGGGATTCGAACCCACGACCCCAGGCTTCGGAGAACTTTCTGCTTCCCTAACTGACTGCAATTACTGAAGATATAACAAAGATAATCCTTCCAAATGCAGTATTTCGAGTAAATCCACCCTAGTTTCACACATCAGACCCACACATAAAAGCATAAGGAGGACTTTATGCACTACATGGAAATCATGCAGGCTATCAATCCCTTATCTGCGCTCAAGGCACTTGGCTTTGAAACTTCACTGTCAGGAGCATACATTCACTTTCCTTGCCCCAAGTGCGAGAAACAGTCCGTCATCAAAGCGTTTGGTGACAAGAAGAACGTCATTTATTGCCCTCACTGCAAAGTTTCGGGACATATCATCAAGTTGACCATGGAAAAGAAAGCCCTCGATTGGGAGGGAGCCAAGAATTTCCTCAAAGACTTCATGGGTGCCAAGAAGATTGAACGTGAGTTGACCTTTGAATATGAGCTTCAATACGTCACTCATCTGGAAAAACAAGGACTGTCCAGGGATTTCTGCGAAAGAATGGGTATTGGCAGACCGAAAGGCAAAACCATGCTTGCCGGAACGCTTGCTATTACAATCTGGGACGAGGAAGGCAAGCGGATTGCTTATTATGGTATGCGGATCAAAGATGGAAAGCATATCTATCATAAATCGTTCAATCCCGAACTGTACCTGTATAACTACAACAACATAGACATCGCCCAGGAAGTCTATTTTTGCACAGACATCTGGAAGTGTCTGGAGATTATTCAGAAAGGAGGACAAGCCATTTACAACTTCGGCTTGCCATACCTTTCGACCAGCCACACTGAGATGTTGCAAAGGATTCACACCGTTCTGTATGGAGGGTGTGAAACGGAAATTAGAAAGCAAGTTCTACAGATGAAAAACTACTTCAAATTTGTGGAGTAAAAAAGAAAGAGCCTCAAACGGGGCTCTTTTTCTGTGGATAACTTGTTGATTTGGCTTATTTGACGACATTATTAAAATATGCTAAAATAGATCTGTTAAATGGATGCAGTTTCCTTATCTGCATTTTTCATTGCATCAAGTATTTGTTTTGGATACCAGGCGTTACTATTATCAGAAGGAAGTCCATTATGAGAACGAATCATTTCTGATAATCCCATGTTTTCGTGTCTTTTAAGCCTTTCAGCAGTAAATCTAGTAGCCTTTTCTATATCCATTCTGTCATCTGAATTAATACAATAAATGGTTTGTTTATATTCACAGGTATTTAGATAATAAATATGATACCAGCCCTGACTCTTTCCATTATCTCCAGATAGATTTATTCCCAAAGAAGATTCTTGTCCTGATATGGCATACAAAATCCTCCAATCAATTCCCACCTGATCCGCAACTCTTTTCATTATTGGCAATGCTGTTTTTAGGTTAGATTTTTGCCTCTCAAGGATAGTTTTGGGCTTAGTGCTATCAGACGCCACAATTGGCTCAATAACCCCACCTGGCTCAATTTCAGAAGCCTGAGCAACCTCTGGATTCACTATTACGATTGTACGACTGCCAAACAACACTTCCTTAGCTAACAAGACAGATAAGACGATAAGCATAAGTTTGAAAGTTTTGATGCGTAGGTGTTCCAACATATGAATGTTGCGTTCACCCGACCGCTAAGTTATTGATTTATATACACAGTTTAGCACATAAATTAAAACTCGTCAATAGTATGCAAGGTGATCAAAAGTTCGAGGTAGGTGAAAATATTGAAGAAGTTGCAAAGTTTGGCTTATTCGCTAAATACATTTTACCTTTCATAGTTCAGATATTACTCGGGGCAATTTTTCTCCTTCTAGCAGTTCTCTTTGTTCCCTTTCTCGTAACATTCTTCCCAGGCATGGATATTAAAGAAATCGGCGGTGGCATAGTAGCGATTATTGTTCTGATTATGATTTTGGCAATCGGTAAAAAAGCTTAAGTAATATGGCAACGCAAAAACAAAAGAAAGATACACCGGACTTGGTAATCAATGATGATTTCAGTTATATCAGTGATAAGGATGGAAAGACCTACACAATGACATTAAAAGAGCAGTTGTTTTGTGACTATTATCTTGAGTTCAAGGGTGACGGAGTAGATGCAGTTTATGAAGCAGGATATGAAGTTAAGAATGCTAAGGTTGCAGCTGCTATATCATATGAAAACCTCAGAAAACCTAATTTGATAGCATATATTGATTCAAAATTGGAAGAATGTGGTTTCAATGATGAAAGTGTAAAGAAGCAACATTTATTTCTATTAAACCAACACGCAGATTTTAAAACAAAAGCAAAAGCAATAGATATGTTTTACAGGTTAAAAGGAGACTACGCGCCCGAAAAGAAAGAGATATCAGGAACGCTTAACCTCTCAGACCTATTTACAAAGGCAAATGAATGAAAACGACATAGCGATTTATAAACAAATGCAGAAGTCCCCAATATTCTTCATTGAATGTATGTGGGGGCTGACTCCCGAAAGAGACAACTCAAAGTTCGTTAAAGGAAAACATCTCACCTGGCAACAACACGACATCCTCCTAGCAGTTGAAAGAGCAATCAAGAAAGAAGGTTCGAGAAGAATAACCGTCCGTTCAGGGCATGGAATCGGAAAATCCAGCACCCTGGCAATGCTTATCCTCTGGTATCTGTTCTGCTACAAAGATGCTCAAGTTCCTTGTACCGCCCCCACCTCAGACCAAATCCACGACATTCTCTGGAAAGAAGTTGCCAAGTGGCTGAAGCTCATGCCGAAGCCAGTTCAGGACAAATATGACTGGACCAACGGCTATATCCGAATCACCGAGTCGCCTGAAACCTGGTTTGCCCGAGCAAAGACAGCGAGAAAGGAAAACCCAGAAGCTCTCGCAGGAGTTCATGGCGATCATGTCATGTACATCGTGGACGAAGCGTCAGGAGTTCCCGAGGAGATATTCAATACTGCAGAAGGAGCTTTAACCGGAGAAAACGTCTTAGTAATCCTTATTTCAAACCCAACCCGCCTAATCGGATATTTCTACGACTCCCACCATAAAGACAAAGACAACTGGCAAGCCCTGCATTTCAGCTCAAAAGACAGCGCAATAGTTGATGACGAATATACAAAACGGATTATTTCCAAGCACGGAGAGGACAGCGACGAATACAGAATCAGAGTTTTTGGAGAATTTCCGCGTGAAGACACTATGGACGACAAAGGATACATCGCTCTTTACAACGAAAATGACATCAGACTTTCGGAGATAGAAGAGTTCATAGGCGAACGCCGAATGGGAGTTGACCCGTCAGGCGAAGGTGACGACAAGACTGTTTGGGTAATCCGAGACAATTTTAAAGCCAAGATAGAAGCCACCGAGAAGGTTTCCAATCCCTCAAGCATTGCGCAAAAGACTTTGACGCTGATGCAACACTACAAAGTTAAGGCCGAGAACGTTTATTTGGACAACTTTGGAGCTGGAGCAAACGTCGCTCAAGAGCTGGCACTGGCAGGACAAAGAATCAAAGCTGTCAATGTCGGAGATAAGCCCCAGGACGAGGATATGTTCCTCAACCGACGTGCAGAAGGCTTTTGGAGACTCAAGCAATGGTTCAGAAAAGGCGGAGAGCTTATTGATCACGCTGGCTGGGACGAACTCATGGTTATCAGATACCGCAAGGAATTAAGCGGGAAGATGAAAATCATGGGGAAGCTTGAAATGAAGAAGGAGGGAATCAAAAGCCCCGATCATGCCGACGCCCTGATGATGACCTTTATCGAACCAGAAACCTTTAAAAGGAGAAAACAAATCAAAAGACATAAACCTAAATCCTTAATTGGACTTTGATGAAAAAACAAACAGACAGCGAAAACAAAACAAAAATTGGCGACATAGTTGCCAAGGTTGAAGCATCGGAAGCTTTCTTAAAGCCTAATTTGGACAACTGGACGCGCTATTACAAACTTTATCGTTGCTTTATTGACGATGACAAATGGCCTACCAAGACTAAGATTTTCAATCCTTACGTCTTTTCTGCGATTGAAACCCACACCTCAAAATCAGTCAATCAAAAGCCGAACGGAGAATTCCAACCGGCAAACGAACAAACCCAGGGAGAGCCTGAAAAAGTAGGAATGGGCTTTGACTACTGGTGGAGGCAAGACCGAGCGACTTTCAAAGGTCAATCAGCTTTCAAAAAGGCTCTGATGTATGGCTCTGCAATGGGTCGAGTATTTTGGAAGTTCCGTACAGGGTATATCAGTGGACAAAAGAAGATTATTGATGACCGACCATCAGTCAGATTGAACAGGCTTGAAGATGGAGAATGCGGATTT